ATGATTCAGTTGCAGCTTGATGAGCATAACAGACGCTTTGATAAGCTAGAGAAGATGATGCAGGGTGGCTTTGCTTCTATTGCTGTCATTATAACTGTGGCTATTGCTATCTTGGAGTTTGCTAGGTGATACAAACACTGCTTGGCCCTATTGTTGATCTTGTTGGTGGTCATCTGCAACGCAAGGCAGAAGAGAAGAAGGCTGTACACGAGCGTAAGATGGTAGCTATAGAGCAGGACGCTAACTGGGAAAACATCCATGCTACTAATAGCGGCAACTCTTTAAAAGATGAATGGTTTTCGTTGTTGTTTTCAGTTCCTTTGGTAATGGCTTTTATACCAGAAGCAGTTCCTATTGTTGAAAACGGTTTTGAAGCGTTAGATGCTATGCCTGAGTGGTACAAAGGTTTTCTGGGTGCTGCTGTGGCAGCGTCGTTTGGTCTACGTGGCCTAGCTAACTGGAAGAAATAATTATGGCACGACGACCTATAACAGGAATGTTTACAAACGTCCAAGAAATGTCTCCTGATGAGTTTGCTAGTGGAGTAACTGCACTTCCTTTTATTATTGAATCTTCCGGAGGCGATGCTTTTAAAGAGGCTTTAATTGATATACCTAGATATGAAGATATAGATGAAGACGAAAATCTTCGTAATCGTCTTGAATCTCTGCTTGGTGGAATAGGACAGTCTGAATTAGGTTCTATTTGGGCTGACCCGACTATGGAGCAAATCTTAGAAGCAAATACTATTAAGATGAATCCGGAAGCTCCTTTTGATATTAGCATGGCAACAGGAGTTACTACTGAGGCTCTTCAACAGTTAGCAGATTTTATTAGCGGAATTAACGAAGCTGGTGGTTATGAGACATGGTTAGAGCAACAAGAAACAGACGAAGTTGATATAAACGACGACGACACTATTCCTCCTGACACTACTGAGACTGACACTACTACTGATACTACTACTGATACTACTGATACTACTACTGATACTACTGATACTGACACTGATGCTGACACTACTGAAACTATAGCTCAAAGACTAGAAAACTGGTGGAATAGTGTTTTTGGCGGTACAGGAGGAGGCGGAACAGGAGGAACAGGATCTACAGCCCCTACAGGAGGAGCTACAGCTGGTGTGATTCTTTCTCCCGGTAGTTCCGGTTTGTCTTGGCCTGATATTTTTAGTACTCCCGGAAGCTGGCAAGTCTTTCTTCCCGGAGTTATTCCCGGTTTGCCTTCATCCCCTACTATTCTTGGAACTATAGAAGAAATTTTAAGTGCGCCAGAACAAGTTCTTGGGGATTTATGGGACGACTTAGTAAGAACTGTATCAAATCCACAACAGGTTCTTGAAGATGTTTTAAACGGCGTTGTTGATGAAGACGGTAATATTACTATTGATGCAATAGGAGGTGCTATTGGTGGTATCTTTGACGCAATTGAAAATTCTGGTGGCGCTATTACGTATGACGCTGACGGTAATCCAATAGTTAATCCAGAAGGTTCTATATTGGGCGGTAGGGAAGATGAACCTGCTGGAGAGCCTGAACCTGAGCCTGAACCGGAGCCTGAACCTGAGCCTGAACCGGAGCCTGAACCAGAGCCTGAACCTGAGCCTGAACCAGAGCCTGAACCAGAGCCTGAACCAGAGCCTGAACCAGAGCCTGAACCAGAGCCTGAACCAGAACCAGAGCCACAGCCTGAGCCTGCTCCTGCTCCTGCACCTGCTCCTACTCCTGCACCTGCACCTGCACCAGAGACTTCTACACCAGAGGTAGGTACTGTAACGCCACCACCAGAGGTAGGTATTGTAACAGATCCACCACCTGAGCCAGAACCAGAAATAGGTACTGTAACACTGCCACCAGACTCTCCACAACCTGAACCAGAAGTAGGTACTGTACCAACCCCTGAGCCACCACCTGAGCCAGAGCCAGAAGCAAGCGGTGGAGGAGGCGGCGGCATGTTTACTGGAGGAGGGACATCTCAAGTAGCAGTTCCTACAGGAGGTCTAATGTTGCAACAGGCTCAGATGATTTTACCACCTAAGAAAGACTACATGGCTGCTTTAGACGGGCTTCTTTCTGAACTATATAAAGGGACATCATGACGTACTTAAATTTAGTAAACAACGTACTACGTCGTCTTCGTGAAGATGAAGTAACGTCTGTACAGTCAAATACCTACAGTAAAATGGCGGGTGACTTTGTTAATGACGCCAAGAGAATTGTAGAAGATTCTTGGGACTGGTCTGCACTTAGGACTACCCTAACGATTACTACTACTGCTGACATCTTTAATTACGTACTTACGGGTAGTCAAAACAGAATCAAAGCCCTTAACGTAATCAACGATACAGCTAATGTATTCATGGAATACAAGACAGCTACGTACTTTGATGAAGTTTACCTTGTGTCTGATCCTGTCAAGGGTGCCCCTAAGTACTACTCTTACAACGGTGTGGATAGTGACGGTGATACTCAGATTGATGTTTACCCAGTACCAGAAAAAGAGTACACCCTTCGTTTTAACTGTGTACAGCGTGGTGCTGACTTGTCTGCTGATGGTGATGAGCTACTAGTTCCGTCTATGCCTGTACTACATTTGGCTATTGCGCTGCTGGCTCGTGAACGTGGTGAAACAGGTGGTACGTCTGCTCCTGAGTACTTTAACATTGCTAATCAGTACTTGTCTGACGCTATTGCATTGGACGCTCAGAAGCATCCAGAAGAAGTAATCTTCTATACCCCGTGAGGTAACTATGGCTCAACAATTACAAAGCATTAATCTTGTTGCACCAGCCTTCAAAGGAATCAATACAGAAGATTCTCCGCTGGCACAAGATCCTTCGTTTGCAGAAATTGCAGACAACGCTGTAATTGACAAGCGTGGTCGTATTGCTGCACGTAAGGGTCATGACGTAATTACCACAACTAAGACTGTACTGGGTTCAGAAACTATTAGAGCCATAAAGGAATTTCAAGACGACGCTGGTAATATTAAAGTTTTTTCTGTAGGCAACAACAAGATTATTAGCGGTACAACTACTTTGGTTGACGAAACACCTGCTGCTTACTCAATTACTACAGACAACTGGAAGATGGTCAACTTTAATGACAAGATTTATTTCTTCCAACGCAGCTACGAACCCCTTGTGTACGACAACGCAGGCGGCTCTGTAGTTAAGCTCAGTACAGTTTCTGGTGCAGCTGGTGTTACTAGTGCTATCTACGGTAACGAGGTTCTAGCGGCTTATGGAAGGCTCTGGACAGCTGACTTTGGTGCTGATAAGTCTACTATCTATTGGTCTGACCTGTTAATAGGCCATGACTGGTCAGGTGGTACTAGTGGATCAATCAACATTTCTAAAGTATGGCCTGATGGTCATGACGAAATTGTAGCTTTAGCTGCACACAACGGTGCTTTAATTATCTTTGGTAAACACAGCATTGTTGTTTACGGTAATGCCGAAGCACCAGCAGAAATGGCCTTAGCAGATACAGTAGCAGGAGTAGGCTGTGTAGACAGAGATACAGTGCAGTACACAGGTACTGACGTATTATTCTTGTCGCACACTGGTTTAAAGAGCTTTGGCAGGACAATACAAGAAAAGTCCATGCCTATAACTAGTTTGTCCGACACTATTACTAAGGACATTATTAACCTATTACAAAATGAAACTGAGTTTTACCGCTCTGTTTACAGCCCAGAAGAGGGCTTCTATTTATTATCTTTTGTAGGACAAGACGTTACTTACTGTTTTGACGTTAGAGGTACATTAGAAAACGGCTCTTATCGTGCTACACGATGGCCCGGCACAGGTTTTACGGCGTACACTAGGCTGGAAAGTGGTGAGTTATACATAGGAACAACTGAAGGCATTAGTGAGTACAGTGGTTATAGTGACAACGGAACCAAGTACCGCTTTAAGTACTACAGTCCGGGTTTAACCTTTGGTGACCCGTCAATGCTAAAAAGAGTTAAAAAGATTAGACCAACTTTGGTTGGCGCTAATAGCGCTACAGTATTCCTAAAGTGGGCCTATGATTTTGACACATTCTACAGAACTGCAGAGTTTACTGTAGGTAACCAACAACCTGCTTTTTATAACGAAAGTGAGTTTAACGTGGGAGAGTTTACCGGTGGTGAACTAACGTCACGTAGAGCCGTCAACGCCACTGGTGGAGGTGGTGTTATTAACATTGGTCTGGAGGCAGATATTAATGGTTTTGCTTTGTCTCTTCAGGAAATTAACGTATTAGTTTTAAAAGGTAAAGTACTATGAGCAACTATAGTAAAACTACTGACTTTGCCGCTAAGGACAGTCTACCTTCTGGAGACAGCGGTAAAATTATTAAGGGCGCTGAGTTTGAAACAGAGTTTGACGCTATCTCTACAGCTATTGCTACTAAGGCAGACACAGCATCACCGACATTTACAGGAACAGTAACAATTCCTGCATTAACGTTTACAGGTACACTGTCAACGGGAACAATTGACGGAGGTACATACTAATGTCTAATATTTTTGAAGATATTTATAATTACGCAACAAACCCAGATAATTTTGCTACTATTGGCGGGGGTTTGGGTACAGCAGCAGGAGCCGCATTAGCTTACAAAGGCTATGAAAACTTAGGTGACATTGGTAAGGAAGCAATGGAACGCTTCGCTACAGGTTACCAAGATCAACCGTCGTTAGCTGATGAAATCTCAGGCATGCTTGAGTTCCAGCCTTACACAGTAACTACAGCTACTGGTGGTAAGTTTGGTATGACTCAAGACCCAACTACAGGACAAATGTCTTACGACATGACGTTGTCTCCTGAGGAACAAGAGTTCCAACGTCGTCGGTTTGAGCAATCAGGAATGTTCTTTGACCAAGCAGCCATGCCTACAGCAGAGCGTGAGCAGCAAGTGTTTGACCGTATGATGACTGCTATGAGTCCTAGCCAAGAACGTGAGCGTTTAGCTTTGGAGCAACGCTTGGCTGCACAGGGTCGCTTAGGCACACAAACGGCTATGTTCGGGGGCACTCCTGAAGCTTTGACTTTAGCTAAAGCTCAAGAAGAAGCACGAAATCAAGCTATCCTACAGGCTATGGAGTTTGCAGGCACAGAGCAAATGCGTCAGTCACAACTTGGGGCAGGCATGTTAGGTGCTAGTTACACACCACAAGGGCAGTTAATAGGTGCAATAAGCCCCGGAATGACAGCAGCAGAGCAACGACGTGCGGCATTGTCTGAGCAAGCTAAGTCATACGGAGAAACATACGCTGCTGGTCTTAATGCACTGCTGTCGGCAGGTATAGCGCAGGGTAACGTTGCTGGTGGTTTTGGTAGTAACCTTGCACAAGGCGCTTTAGGCGGACTCTTCGGTAAAAAGTAAAAGGAATATAATCATGGCTAGAATTTCAGAACAAGTACTGGCAAGTTTAGCAAGACCAGCGTTTGCTCAAGGCATGTTTGACCTTGGTGCTGCTATTGGTAATGTTCCGGGTCAGATACAGCAAAGACGTAAGCAAGAGCAGCTTGCTGAAATAATGAAAGCAGGCAATGC